TCATGCCGGGTAGACTCGCGCCGGCAGTTGCCAGTGCGGCATATCGACGAAGCGCCGCCAGTCGCCACCCCATTCGATCGGCACCGCCAGCTCGGCCGCAGCCGCCTTCACCCACGGCGCGAGCGTCCGGTACAGCTCGGCGCGCCAACTGATTCGCCCCTCGAAGATGGCCGCCAGGTCAACCGCGTGGCCGGTCAGGTGGCGGGACAGTAGCGTCCTCGAGGCGCCCATCGCGACCAGTTCGCGCTGGCGCTCCAACGTCCGCAGCCCTTCGATGACCACGAAGTCGATTGGCGTACGCGCGATCGCGAGCTCGACCACGCGCACCAGATCGGTGTGCACGCCGACCAGGTTCTTACGGCTGCGCGGCCCGAGCTGAAACGGCATGGATCAGGGCGGCGAGCTGCGCGGCGCAGCGGTCGGCGTCGTCGGCGAGCTGGTAGAGATCGGTCCCAAGATCGCGTCGAGCCGCGCCCGGAAGTCCGCCGGGATCGGCACCAGCAGCTCCGCCGGTGGACTCGGACACGTCGGGGCAGAGGTACACCCGGCGCACAGGCCGAGGGCGATTACGAATGGCAGTGAGATCCGCACGGTAGCTCTCCACGGCGCTGCGATGCGCCTTCACGCCGGCCTGATACATCTGCGCCAGGTCGCGGTTGTAGCGCGCCTCCCATCGCAGCCCGTTCAGCCAGGCACCGGAGGCAGAGCCGGCAACGAACGCAATGACGGCCGCCGCAGCGACGGTGTTGAGCGCCGGGGTCACGCGCCCTGCTCATCCCCGGGCGGCGCCAGCGGCAGCACGTTCTCGCGCTTGAAGTAGCCCACCAGCGCCGCGGCGAATGTCGTGACGGCGGCCACCAGCGTCGGGCGCAGCTCGAAGCCGAACTGCATGGCGAGCTCCGTCGCTACGGTAACGGCCATGCCGGCCAGCGTGGCCGCAGTGATGGTGCTCGACGGTCGTGTCAGGTCGGTGCGAATCATCGCCTGCCTCCGTGTTACTGCAGATCGCTGCAGGGTTGAAGCTCATACCAGTCGCCGGTGATCTCGCGATACTCGCGATTGAGCCGCACCAACTGCTCGGCCAGCACCTGCCGCAGCGGCCCGGTGTTCTGGCATTGCTTGATCCGCAGATCGAACATCTGCGCTCCGAGTGCAGTGACGCGCGCATCGCGCACCTCCTGCTGCAGATTGGCCACGTCACTGGCGCGGGCGAAGCCGTCGAGGCCCAAGCCGGCGAGTCCACCGATCGACCAGATGACGAACACGATCAGCGCCCAGATCTTCAAAAACACCGCCCACTGCCACCGGTAGTGCCCGTCGCTATCGCCGGGCTTCGGCGGGACCAGGCCGCTGACCAAGTCACGCGCGTCGGCCATCAGCGCGTCACCGCAGCGCGACGATCAGCAGCGTTGCGCTCGCGGTGCTGCCCGTCGAAAGGAAGCGCCGCACGCGGTACGGGTAGAACGAGCCGCCCTTTACAGCGAGCGAGACGGTCCCTCCGGGTGCTGTAGCACCATCCCAGGGCTCAGCCGGCTCGACGACGAGCGTGCCGTCGCCGCCGACGTGAAAGCCGCGGACCCCGTCATAGACGGTGGTGTCCGACAGCGTGACCGATTGCAGCCTCGAAGCCGGATCACTTCCCGAAGGCATGGCGCTTCTCCGTTTGCTCAGTAGGTTGACTGGATCGCGGCGCGCCATCAAGCGCGTCGCGGTACTTTTCGATCTTATCCGCATCGAGCCGCTTTACCGCCGACTCGAATAGCGTGTTTAGCTGGCCTTGCAGCTCGTCGATCTTCGCGGTCTTGATCTCGCCCGGCATGATCGGGTCGCGGCGGATTGCGCGCATCGCCGCCTCGATGTCGCGCGCCTTATTACTGACTTTCTCGGTAACGCGCCCCATCGCAAAGAGCTGCATTTTCTCGTCCACGCCAAGGTAGTCGGCAAGGTCATCTGCCCGGGCATCCCGGCGCATCTTGGCCGCCGTCGCCACGACGCGAGTGACCTCGTCGGCGATCTCGTAGAAGCGCGTCTCGTAAGCGGTGCGCAGATACGGTGCCGCACGGAGAAACCGCCGGAAGATCGGCATGGTCGAGAGCTTCGATGCCGGATCCTCGCCGGCGCCCGGCGTCGTGACCAGCGAGTCCGCGGCCATGATCGCGTACTGCCCGACAGTGCCTAGATACCCGTTGATGAGCGCCTCGATCTTGAGCGGTGAGACGCCGAATGCCTTGCCGATCGCCACCATGCTCTGCGCCGTCCACGGCCGGAATTGTTCCTGCGGCTCCACATTCTCGAGCGAGCGCGGGACGATGGGCGCGCCGGTCCAATACTTGTTCCGGTAGAAAACGTCGATCAGCGGCTTAACGATCTGCGGCTCCGGATCGAACGCGAAGGTATTGGCGATCGTGAAAAGCGCCGCGTCCATGAGCGCTTTCGGGTGCCGCTCCTCCATCGACCTCCATAGGTACTCGGGGATAGTGGCGAAAAGTGCGCCGACCTCGAATGGCTTTGGTATCAGCGCAAAGTTGTCCGTCCCCGGGATCTTGATGGGCCAGAACAGCATCCGCGTTTCTTCCGGCAGCCGGTTGTAGTCGTCGTCGTCTTTGTTGAGTGCGTAGAGCAGCAGAGACGGCAACGTGATCCCAAGAAGCGAGCGGGTCGCGAACCGGATGGCGTGCTCGCCATGCCAGCTCTGCCGCCCGCTACGCTCGAACAGCTCGCGCTCGAGGCGATATAAGCCTTGCAACCGCGCGCCAAGGAACGGGACGGAGCCGGTGAAAAACCTGACGATCTCCGACGTGCCGCGCATGGCGAAATCTGAGGAAATCTCACGGCCCGCGAACGCGGCCTGCCGCTTCGAGACGCCCTTGGCCCGCAGGCGCTTGTATTCAGCGAGCCGGGTGGCGAGCTCGAAGGACTGCCCCCACTTGTCCCAAAAGTCGGCGATCTTCGCTGGCGTGTCGAGCAGGTGATGGCGGTCGAGCCGATGCAGCGAGAGGCGCAGTCGCTTGGTCTCGTCGCTGATGGAGTTACCAAACCCACCACCGTTGGCGAGAAAATCCTTGAGGTCCTCGCTCTCCGCAATGATGTCGCTAAACGCCCGCAGCGAATCTGTCAACGGCCACTGCCAGCCCTTCGACAGCGTGAACGCCTGGAACGAATCGCGAAGCAGATTCGCGATCTGGAATTCCGGGCTCACTGTCACGCCGCGGGTCAGAACGCGCTTCGGCAGCCCAATGGCCTTCTCGACCAGCGTCAGCGGGCGCGGGTGATTGATTTCCTGCAACGTGCGCCAAAGCAGCGGGTCGCCAACCTGAAACCATACACGCTCGCCCCCGATCAGTATGGAATCGCGCTCCTCGATGTTCGGCGGGTGACCAGTCGTGAAGAAGGTCGCTTGCTGTTGCAAGGACGACAGCACGGAATCTCCGCTCGCGCTCCGCGGCCCCGTGAGGATGTCGAGGGCGGCCGCGACCTGCAGGTAGTGGGCTTTGTCAGCCGGCTTGGCATCCTCCGCACCTGCGCGCTGCTCGGCCTCCAGCACGAGCCCACGCAGCGCGTTCTCCACCTGCCGCATCTGAATCCCGACAACCTGGGTATCGGTCGGCACGCGCACGGCGAACCGCTGGCCGGCCCGCCCCGACTCGATCAGCCGGTACATTTGCCGCTTGGCCATGTTCTTGAGGCTGGCGTGAACGATCAGCGCGGTATTGAGTGTGATGTTCTCTAGCGTGTCGTTGAGGTTGCTGGTACCTCCCTTCAGACGCTTGAAGATCGACGCCGCGGGCTTGTTGCGCTTGTTCCCGAAACTCTCGTCGCCAAGCGACTCGGCCACCCGATAGAACGGAACATAGTTCTGATACAACGCCTCCCATGCCGCCCTGGTCTTGGCGCTCACGATGCCGCTCTGCTCGGCAAAGTCCATGAGCCGCTTCGTGTAAGCCTGATACTTGTGGAATGCGGTGCGTATTTCCTCGGCCCGCGGGCTGTTTCGGCCTCGCGCAATCAGGGCCTCGATCTCGTCAGCCGTGAATAGATTCTCCTTGCCGTACTTAGCGAGTTCGAGTGCACGACGGCCCACGAAGTACGCCATCGCGTCCTCGATCTCGTTGCCAATCGGCTCGAAGATCTGCGCCAGCCCCTCGCCGCTGAATTCGAGATCCCCGTTATCCGCCCAGCGCAGCGTCCCGTAGTTGACGAACTGGTTGGCGATGTTGCGCGCGCCGGCCAGAAGGCGCATCGACTCGTAGACGGAGCCAGGAGCACCGGAGATTTCCCGCTCGAGCACCTTGACGCTGTGCATGGTGTCGAGCGTGGCCTGTATAGCGCGATCGCCCCATCGGTGCAGAGCGATGTCGAGCCGCTGGCGGATGCTCGGCGGTTTGGCGCCGATCTTCGACAGCGCCCTTGCGTCCGCGCCCTGCAGATACCACTCGTGCATCCGCAGCTGAACGCGCGCGAGCTTGTCGTATACGCCAAGGCGCTTTGTCTCGGCCACGAACGCCTCGAAGAACTCCGGAGCCTTTGCGACGGCCTCTATCTGCTGCGTGAGGAACAGGCGGCCGAACTCGGCGAATCCCTCGTTGACCTTGCTCGCGTCGTAGCTGATGCCAGTCAGCTCGCTGCGAAAGCGCGCCTCGTGGTAGAGCTTGCGGATGCTCGGGTATTTCCGGTCGATCCAGTGAAAGACCTCATGCGCCGTGATCTCGAGATCGTTGCGTTTCTTGACCCTGATCTCGCCGGCTTTCGGTCGGAAAAAGCCGAGCATCTTGCGGCCTTTGAACGGCTTGCCTTGGTAGACCTTGATGCCGAACAGCCGCTGAAACTCCTCCATGATGTGCTCTCGGCGCACGGGCTCCTTTGGCGCCGTCACCATGCGCGTCTTGTCGTCAATGGTGAACGGCGTTGCCGCCGCCGGCGCGCTGGAGATCCCGCCTCGAACGTAGGTCGGCACATAGGCGGCGCCAGGGCTGGCGGCGGCCATTGCCTCGATCTCGCCGTCATCGGCGATGTCAGATTGCGTGCCTTGGATCTTCGCCGCGTCCCGATCGGCGGCGTCGCGGAAGATGTCCCCGGGCGGGGCTTCGTCGGGCCGGATGGTACCTCGACCCTCGCCGAGCTTGCGTGCTACCCGCGCGGCTTTTTCGTTGACGCCGGTGCGGTCACCACCGCCGAAAATGTCTCGCTGGTCCCCGGCGATCCGCGCAGCGGGTACTTGCCCGTGGCCTTGAGGCGCTTGAGTATCGCCTTCGCTCCGGCTCGGGCCGAGCCCGGCGGCGGCTCGATACGCTTGGGCATAGGTCGAATCTCCCTTCTCGATCAGCGCCAGCAGGCGGGCGACGGCCTGCTCGTCGGTGAGGGCGCTGAGCGCGTCCTGCACATCATCCTCGGAGGCGTACTTCCTCGCAACCTGGGCGAGCTCCGCCATGTCGACCATCGCCGGCGATTCGTCCGCGCGGATGTCATCCGGCATGATCGCCTGGCTGCCGGCCTCCTCCTCGTACCGGCGCCGCAGATCATCCTCGTGCCGCTCGGCCATTCGCCTGTAAGCGTCGTCGTTGTTGAGCGAGTAGACGAGATCCCCACTGAGTTCCCGGCTGATGATGTCGTAGAGCATCCGCAGGCTGTGGTTGCCATCTCGATCAACAACCGGGAATCCCACCTCGGCCAGATGTTCGGCCACGGCGTCAAGCGAGGTGACGCCCTTCGCATTGAAGGGCCGCAAGATCCGAAACCCTCGCGCTGCCTTCAGGTCTGCCGGGTCGAAACCGAACTCGCTGATCAGCGCGTCGATTGACACCCCACGGCCAGATGCCCGATGCCACTGCATCTTAGACAGGTACTCGAAAAGCGAGTCCACACGGGGGCTCGGCGCAAAGCGGTCGACCTTCTTATGTTGCCGCGAAGCGTTCTTAGCTGCATTTTGTCGAGTCGCTTCTTGGACCCTGGCAGGGCCTTGCAGTATGGCAGGGCCTTGCAGTATGGTGAGCTTATTCCCGCCATCGCTTTGGGCGTTGGGATGCAGGGTCGAGACGATAGCCTCGGCATTCATCGTGGCGGGATACTTCCTTAGGGTCAGCGCCGCGAGCTGCTTCCTTCCGGTCCTGACCTCCTCGAAATACAGCATCGACCCATCGGTGGCCCTTTTCAGATAGACGACGAGCGGCTTGTTCTGGCGGCTGCGCGCACCGAGCACGATCCGGTCCGGCGCCTCGATGACTTTCGGAATCTCCGCGATGTCGTCGTCGGTTACGGCGAGCTGCCCGCGCGCCTTCTCTCGCTTGACTCCTCCGTGCTGAGCGCGGATGTGCCGAACGGCAAAGCTGTCAAGCGTGTGCCGGTAGCCGGCCAGATCTAAACCGTTATCTTTTGCCGACTGCACCAGCCACTCGGAGACGGGCGCAATCTCCTCGCGGAGCAAACGATCACCATTGCCGGCCGCTTCGATAACTCGGCGCACGCGCGCCGACGCTTCCAGTGCCCCGGCAGGCCCCGCAGCGACATCGACCTGCCCGGCGGGAGGAACAACCGGGGGCGGCGGCGTCGTGCTCTGCGGGGCCTGTGGGACGCCGGTGCCGGCGGGCGGCTCCTGCGCTGGCACTGCTGCCGACTGCTCCTGCTGCGGCCCAGGCGCGTAACCGGCCGGCGTGACGTCGGTCGTAGTGGCGCTTGCCGGCGCCAACACCTGACCAGCCGGCACAGGCGGAAACGTGGCTGGCGGACCGGGCGGCGCCTCTGCCGGCGGGGCTTCGGTCGCGGCGGGCTGGACGACGTCCGTCCCTTCTGGCACGCGGACATCGCCCGGGCCGACGCCTGGCGGCGTGTACGGAGGCTCCTCCGCAGTTGCGGTGCTGCCGGGCGGCGTAGTGGTGGGCGCCTGCGGGGCCGGTGGCGTGGCCGTCGACTCACCGGGCTGCGAGAGGACCTCGAAGTCGGCCAGGTTGGGCTGCTGGATGGCCTGAAGTTCTTCCTCGCGACGCGCCGCCGCGCGGACGTTCGCTCGGGTCCGGGCGGCGCGCATCATGGCGCCGACGCCGAGCTGTGCGCCACCGCCGACCGCCGTGGCGAGCGTGGTGTCGCGGATCGCCTCGACGACGTCCTGCACGGTCACGTCGTCGCGGAGCTGCTGCGCGTAGTCGTCGATGATCTGCGCGATCGTGGTGACGTTCTCGCCAGGGAGCTCGGAGAGGACGAACTCCTTGAGCGCCTGCTTGAGCGGCTCGCTACCCTTGGCCACGGCGGTCAGCGCCCTGCCGGGCAGAAACTCCGTCAGCGCCTCCAGAGCGCCAAGCTCGAGGCCGCTCTTCGCCGCGGTCGCCTGATCCTTTCCGGCCGCCCGGAGCTCGGAGTACCGGGCGCCGCCAGTGCCGATGCCGAGAAGCGCCGCACCGCCGGCCGGACCGGCGGCGAGAATGGCCGGCAGCGACGTCAGCGCGCTCGATGTGCCCTGCACGATCGCTCGCTCGATGATCCCGGCATCCGGGGCAATGGCCTCGGCGCCGCCCTCACGGGCTGCCGCTGCGATGCCGGCCAGCCGGCGAGCCTCGGCATCCTGCTGGTCGGCGAGCGCCATCTTGCGTGCCGCAACGAGATCCGTGCCACGAGCCGCTGCTCGCTCCGCATCACGCCGCGCCGACGCGGCCTCGAAGTCGGCCCATGCCTGCCTGGCACCGGCGGTGTATTCAGTCGCCTGCGCGCCTGTCGCGCGCGCGATCTCTCCGGGGAGGCGCGCTGCGACGTGGCCGGCGGCGAGCCCTTGCTCTGGCGTCATCACCATGCCGGGCGTCGGGATATTCGGATCGCCGAGAGCCGCAAGCTTCTGGGTGAACGCCGGCTTGAGCGAGGCTATCTTCTGGCCGATCCGGTCGGTCCAAGACCGCTCGGGCTCGCCGGCCTCGACGGACACGAGCTCGAAGTCCTGCGGGTTGAAGATGCTCGCGCCGGCCTGCTGCTCAGGCCCGCCGACGACGTCGAACTCCTGCGGGTTGTAGGCGATTCCTGGCATTACATCGGCGCGAGACTGCCGTCCGGCTGCACCCGGAACGGAGCGCCGTCAGTCTTGCGGCGCACGATGCTCCCGGGCGGCGGCATCCCATTGGCCGACTGTCGGCCCGCAGACTGTCCGGGCTGCTGCTGATCTTGCAGAGCTTGCTCGACGGCGGTGGCGTGATCGACGTCGCCAGCGCCCTCGCGATAGATCTGCGAAGCCTTCGCGGCGATGTTCTGCACGCGGGCAGCGGTCTCTTTGTCCATGCCGGAGACAGTGTTGGTGACCGGATCCCACAGCCCGCCGAACAGGCCGGCTGATTGGCGATAGATGGCATTGGTATCGGAGGCGGTGAACCGGAACTGCTTGCCCTGCGCGCCCGCTGGCTTCGGCGCCTTCCTGCCGATCGCATCGGAGGCGCGGACGTAGCGGAGCGTGCCATCCTCGTCCTCGATCTTCACGGGCTTGTCGCTGACGTTCGAGCCCTTGGGCGTCGTGAGCTTCTGGATGTTGGCGAAGGTCCCGGTTCGCTCCCCGCGCTGGCCGACGACGACACCCTCGGGGCCACGGTAGAGCTCCTCGAACGCGCCATAGCTCTCTTTGAGCTGCCGACCCATGCGAATGAGCTGATCGTCGACCCATTTCTGGTCGAAGGTCTCCGGCATATAGCCCGGAGAGACGACGCCCGCCTTCTCAAGTTGGCGCTTGATCGCCGGGTAGGTCTGCGCGTTCAGGCGCGGCAGCATGGCCTCGACATACTGGTTCGTTTTCTCGAGCCGGCCGATCCAGTTGCCGAGGATCTCCTCACCGGCCTGCGGGTAGCCGGCCGCGGAGAGCGCCCGCGCGTGCAGCGCCGGGCTGTATTCGCCGGTCTGCGGATCGACCGCCGCGCTCGCGGTGCTCTGCACGACGTTTTGCAGCCGTACGCGCTGGTCGAGCAGTTCGTTGCGTGACTTCTGCTCTTTGATTGCGGCGGCCGCGCCATAGATGCGGGCCAGATCGAAGGTTTCGCCAAGCGCCATCGCTGCTTACCTCGTCGCGTTGTAGAGCACCCAATTGCCGATGCCACCCTGCACGGCGTTATTCACGCCCTCCGCCCCAGCCATGTAGGCCGAGCCGCGCTGCGCGCCGGTCGCCGTGTTGGACGACGAGATCACGTTGGCCGCGTTTGCGCCGGCTGCGGCGGTGCTTCCGGTCGAGGACTGGCCGACGCCGGCAAGCGACTGCAGGCCGGCCACATAGCGGCCCCACTCGTCGCTCGCCACGCCCTGCGCGTAGTTCTCGGTCGCCTTGAGCGCGGCGCCGCTGAACAGCCGGCCCCGAGCCGCAGCGCCGCGCTCGATAGCCTTCTGGCCCTCGCTTAGCCGGAACTGGTATCCGGGCGACGCGTAGAAGCCGGCGGTACGGTCGACCGACGCGCTGTCGCCGGTCGTGACATTGCCACCCGACGCCCCACCACCTGCCGCCTGCGTCCCAGCGACGTAGTAGCCGGTCGGAGCGTTCGTTCCGAGCTGCCTCTGCCGCGTGACTGCATTGTCGACGTACTGGCGAAGGGCCTTGTTGATTCCCTTCGGGCCGCTGACCACATGACCCTCGCCGAGTGCCAGATAATTGCGGACATAGTTGTCCCATTCAGCATCTGTTCCCTTCCAGTACGGCGAATTGGTCGGCGCCGCGATGCGCGACAGATCGGCGTACGGCGACGGCGCCTGCGCACGCGGGCGGGCGACACCGTAAATGTCGGCGAGCGCACCGAGCGCACCGACCCCCACCTCGCGGTACGGGCGAAAATCCTCGCGCGTGGTGTCGTACTGGCGACGCTGCTCGTTGATGGTGGCGGCGTTGGCATCTTTGGCCGCGCCGGCCGCTTTGTTGGCACCGACGACCCCTGAGACGCCCGCAACGACCGAGCCGCCGACAATGGCCGTGACCGGATCAGGCATGGGAAAACTCCTTGAGGTAGTCCTCGAGCCGCTCGCCGTACATTCGCAGCACGGTCGGCGCGAGATCGAGCGCGGCCAGCGGCCCGTGAACGATCAGCACAACCTGGAGCACGACGTCGTAGTAACCCGCGCGCCAGATGTACGCCTTCGGGAGCTGGTCGACCTCTCGGCCTGTTTCGACCACGTTGGCCGCCTGCCACTTGAGCACCATGAGGCCCACCGCCGGCAGCAGCCCGACGTCGTTCTTGCGAAAGAACGGGTGCGCGTTGAGCCCGACAATTGCTATCCAGATCGTGCGCAGCCGATCGCTCTTCTGCGTCGGCGTGTCGTCCATCCAGTCGTCGAGCCCTTGGAGCAAATCCCAAAGCGTAAGCAGGAAAGACACGGCCTCGGTCGGCAGGCGCAGGTCCCGAGTCATCATGGTCTCGAGCACGTCGATTGCGGTGCTGTTGTTCATTACTGAATCCTGTTGACGAAGCCGGACAGGTTGATCGCGTTGGCGGTGCCACTGAATGCCCGCAGATTCAGCCCGCCGTTGAGCACCTGGCCGACCAAGATCGGCGTCGGGCCGCTGTTGGCGGGGATGCTGACCGCCTTCACAACGAGCTCGCCGGGGTCCGACGTGCCGCCCCATTCGAGCGTGAGCGTGGCAGCCCCGCCGGTGACGTTCGACGCCCACAGATAGATTTCGTCGTAGGCCGACGCGCCCGCCACCGCGGTATGAATCAGCGTTCCGGGCGTGGCCGTGGCGGCAACGGCGATCACCTTGCCGCTGGTCGAACCCGAAAGCAGCCTGCGCGAGTAGCTCGCCATTACCTGAACCTCCCAAAGACAACACCCGCGAGCACGCGGTTTTCGTCCTCGACCGGCGCGGCGTCGACGACGTAGCTGAGGGCATCGCGGACGACGGTTACATTGGAGCCGGCGCGCACGGCGAGCTGCGGCTCAGGTCGCGGCATGAAGGCCCGCACCCCGTCGACGATGTCGGCCGCGTCGCCTGACAGCGAAATCGTCGCCGGCGTGTTCGGCCCGCCGCTGACGATCACGCCCGCCCCGGCTATCGAGTTGCGAGTGTCCGCTTTCGCAAGAACGTCGCGCACGAAGTCGCGAAACCACTTCGCATCCCACTGCAGCGGAACGCGCAGCGGAATCTTGTCGACGCCACTCACGGACCGATCTCAACGTCGGCATAGGCGCGGATCAGCGCCGTCTTGACCGCCGCCGAGCCAGTCAGCCGGAAGCATCGGTTACGCGAGGAGCCAAGGTTGGTCCATCTGCATCGCGTCTTGTACGCACCCGCAAACCCCATGCCTCGCGAGTAACTGTTCGACCAGGTCCGACCGTCGTCATCCGACCATGCGAGCGCCAGCGTGGGCTCCGCACCACCGCCAGATGCCGGGCCGTACCCTGCGTCGATCTCGACCTCGAATGCGTTGAACGTCACGACCTTGCCGGCCTGCGTGACTGGCGGCGTGACCGTCTCCCAGGTCAACGATTGGTTGAGCTCCTGCTGATTGATGCGATCGAAATAGCCGATCCCGGCGTCAGTACCGACGAGCGTGCGGCCGTAGCACGCTTCGACGTGGGTGACCCGCCAGTCGGCCCGGTTCGGTGAAATCTTTTGCGTCCATAGCTGCGTGGATGCGTCATAACGGAAGGTTTTTCCACCGACTGTCAGCGCGTAGTACGCGTGACCGCCGTAGCTCCACGCCATGCCGATCGCTGCGGCGATCTGCGCTTCGGTCATGCTGTCGAACAGGTCATCCATAGCTGGTGTGGACACCCGCTGCGGAGTGTTGCCGACCAGGCGGCGCACGCTGACGCCGCCCTTCTCGCGCGCCAGCCAATAGGTCGTGTTGTCGATGACCGCCGGCGAGTAGCGCGCCGCGCAGCCAACCTCGAGGACGCCGCCGGGTGCCCGCTCGAACGGGAAATCCGCGAGACCGGAGTTGTACCAGAGCTCGACCGAGTCGGTACCGAAGAGGATCAGGTCGCGATGGTCGCGAATGCCAGCAATCAGGCTGTCCGGCTGCGCCTCTGGCGTGGCAACGTCGAGCGCATCGAAGCTCGTCGCATCAGCCAGGGCCGAGATGCCGAAACCAGAGCCATCCAGCCAACCGAACACCATGTATTGATCGAAGAACTCGACCCACGCCGCGGGCTTGAAGTCCGGGTCGGTGATGGTGGAGAGCGTGGTGCCGTTCCAGACATACCCGGTGCCGGACGAGTTGACGATGACGAGTTGCGTGCCGTTGTGGGCCATCGACACGCGGCCACTGCCGGCAATCGTGCCGTAAAAAGTGAACGAGCCAGCGCTATCGACGCTGTAGAGCGTCGTGCCCCACACGGCGAAAAGCACGCCATTCATCGCCTTAATGCCGCGAATCGCCTGCCCCCCGGTAAACAGGAGGACCGCAACACCTTCGTCGCGAAACAGCGGCGCTGGCGCCTTTGATCCCGGCGGCTGAATTTCCGCGCGCATGTTCACGCATCGTGTCGCGGAGGCCGGCGCGTGGCGCGACTCCCAGGACGACAGACCAAGGGCGACCGGGATGCGCCTGGGCATCGCCTACCACTCGTTGAGGTCATAGTAGCGTGAGCGGGTCAGCGCTCGCGAAAAACGCGGCACTTCCGGGCCCTGCTCGCGCGCCACAAGACGATCCCAGGCGCGCTCCGCAATGGCCGCCGTCGCCGGCGGAATAGCCGCGTGTTCATCGTTAGCGAGCTCGACCGCAAGGTTGTAAACGATGGCGCGCATGGCGCCACCGTCTACGGTTACCTCGTCATCGAGACCGAGTACGCCGAGCGCGAAGTCAACTCCGTTGTCGCGCCACTCCTCGAGCATGTCGTTGAGCGTTTCGATTGCCGCCTCGTTCTGCTCGGTGGCTGGCGTCTCACCGCGCGCGACGATGTGCGCCTTCTGAAACGCTCGAGCGACGATCTGCCGGGCGGTTGCCATCGTGAACCCTCACTCCTCGACCTTGGCGCGACGGCGCGGGCCGGCCGGCTCGGGACCCGGCAGCGGAGGCGCCGCGCCGATGACGGTCTCCGTGATGTCGACGCCGTTGACCGTGGTGGCCGGGGCAGATTCAGGAGCGCCGAGCTTGGCCGGGGTGTCGACCCACTCATCGCCAGGCTGGTCGTCCCTGAGGAAGTTGCGGGCCACGATGACGTCGCGACCGTTGACCCGCTTGCGAGCGTAGAGCGTCACGACGGGGGCGCCGGGATCGCCGAATAGCTGGATCTTCTCCGCCGGCGTCAGGGACGCCTCGGGTTTCTTGCGCAGTTCTGCAAGCGTTGCCATGGCAGGGGTTCCTCCATTGTGGTTGAGAAAGCCCGGCGGCCTTCGTGGCCGCCGGGGCTGTTTCGGCTTAGCCGAAGATCCGGCAGGCGAGCTCCGGGTACAGCGTTTTCACGCCGTACAAAATGTCGAGCCGGATGATGTCGACGTCGTTGTCGATGTCGTAGTCGTTGATGATCCGCACGCTCACGCCATTGGCCGACGCGCGGGCCTTGAAGGCCGCGCCCTTCGGCAACTCGAGCGGCACCATGACGAGCGCGAACGCATCCCGGTGAAACATCAGATTCGCCGGGTACTGCGTCGAGGCCGAGCCCATCAGGGTGATTGCGGCGTTATCGGCCGGGCTGCCCGAGACTGTCTGGTACGCGCCAGAGACCGTGATCGCCGGCGAGATGCTGACCGAGAGCTGACCGGAGCCGTTCGAGTTGCCGTCCGCCGTAACGACGAACTGCCGGAGCTGGCCGGTGCTCTGCTTGTTCACCGGATTGACCGCGTAGACGCCGGCCAGGGTGAACACATCGCCCGCCTTGACGACGCCGGTAACGCTGCTCGACCACCCATCGGTCACCAGCGTCGCGCCAGTCTGGCTCGCGCCGTTGACCAGCGGCGTGCCACCGCGGGCGCCGGTCGTCAGGCGCGTCACGTTCTGCGCAGAGTAGATCTCCGAGTTGGCGATCCGGCCAAGCGAGCCCTTGCGGACGAAGTCCGCATTCATCGACGGGTTGAGCAGGCCCTTGAGCGCGTCGGCCGTCGACCAGTTTGCCGCCGGGTTGAGCACCGTCGAGCGGTTCATTGCCGGGGCCGCCTCGTTGTCGAGCTTGGTCGCGGCATCGCCGAGGATGCTATAGGCGTTCGGCGTAGTGCCGGGCGTGCCAACCGCGTTGTAGACGTCCACGGCGCGCGCCAGCAGATCGACGTCGACCTGGTCGGCGAGCACTTCCATGGCCGGCTGGATGTAGCGCTCCGAATACTTCTCAATCGTGAGCGTCAGATCGCTCGAGGAGAAGTCCCATGAGACGTGCTTGCGCTTGTCGATCGTGATGCTGGTCGAGGTTTCGGTGACGTCCTGATTGACGCGGGTTGCGCCATCCTGGGCTGTGAACTTGACCGGCTTGCGGATCGTCACCGTGCTGCCGACCTTCGCGAATTCGTTCTTGTATTCGCGATGCACGAGAGACCCGGCGACGAGGTTGTTGGTCAGCACGCGAAGTGATTCCTTCGCGATGATGGACGGAGTAAGCAGTGAATCAGCCATAGCCCGATGCTCCTTTGAGCTGTCGGGCCGCGAGCGTCAGAAATCAGGCGCGGCGCATCCTTGCGGCTTCCCTGCGGTTCATTTCCTCGACGTATTCCTCGTCGGTCATGTCCTCGAGCCGACGGGAAACCGCCGCTGAGCTACCGCTCAGGGACGTGCCCGGCACCGGCGCTGCTCTGGACACTTGCGACCCAGGTTGCGCCTTGGCTCGTGGCGTCGCGTCTGCGCTGCCATCAGCTCGGCCTGCCGGGTTTCCGCCCGGGGTATTGCCTGCCGCGGCGCGCTCGGCGCGCGTTCTGTCCACGAACCGCCAGACCTCACGCTCCTGAGCCTTGGGCGACAGCCTGGAAATGCGCTCGAGCTCGGCTGGGTTCTTACCCAACAGGTACAGCATCTCAGCCGCATCCTGTTCCTCGCTCACGGCATCGGCCATGTGCTTCGTCCACGGCAGTTCCGGGTCGAAGAGGACCTCCTCGAGATCCTCGTACTTCGCGGCGGCCGCCTTGTAGGACTCGACTTCTGCTGGTGTTGGCTGCCGGGCTGCGCCGACATCGCGCGGGGTGCTCGCCTGCGAGCCATTCGGCTCTTTGCCGGCCGGCTGCCGCTCGCGGTGTTCGAGCTTCCAGTCGGCCAGGGCGTCCGCGAATTCTTCCGCAGTGTCGAAGTCGTCTATCTTCGGGCGACCGTCGTCCGTCTCTGCCTCAGTCCCTCCGGTCGGCTCAGGTTTCCCCTTGCCTTCCAGCGCCTCGAGCCGGCCCCGCAGATATGCGGCCTCCGTCTCCGACTCGCGCAATCGTCGCGTGAGGGTATTGATGCGCATTTGCGGGGATTTCCCCCGCCGAGCACCGGCATCCGGCTCGAGTTCGGCGCTGTCGCCCGAAGCAGGTTCTTCGGTGTCCTTGCCGGCGGCCTTGGAGTCAGCCGTCGGGTCGGTCGCCTTCTCCTGGCCCTGCTCTTGGGTGGCTGCAGGGGTCGCTTCCGTATCCGGCAAGGGCGCGCGGGTGCTGTCCCCGGTCTCCTCCTCGGTTACGGTCACCGATTCGGCGACGCCCTTGTCATCGTCCGGCGTTGAGTCTGTCACTGTCGTCGTCCCTCTTCCACGAAAAACCTCTATTGCGGAGGCGGTAGCGCGTTTCGCCCCGTCGCGGCCGCTTGCATGATCTCGGCGATCGCCTGCGCGACGTATTCCTTCACCTTTTCTGGAGCGAGCGCCTTGGCCTCGGCGAGCTTCGCCTCGGCGGCCATCAGCTTTGCGGTTGCGTCTTTGAGTCTGGCCTCGAGCTCGACGTCGCGCGCCCTCTGCTCAGCCTGCGCGGCTTCAGCCGCCTGCGGATCAGCCTGGCCCTGGGCATTCATTGCATCGCGCTCAGCCGGTTCCAGCAGTTGGGGCGGCACGAGCTTGCGAAGTCTGGCGGCGATGTCGTCGGCCCCCGGCCAGTCCATGTTCGAGACGATCTTGTCGACGATGGCGATAACCGCCTGTGGGGCGGCGGTGGCGAGCGGCGTGAGCAAGTCGAGCATGGCAGCGGCCGCCTCCATGCGCTGCGTCGTCATGCTCGGGCCGGTCGATACGCTGATGTCGTAGCGCTGCGCGCCGAGATCGGCTTTCACGAGTGTCGGCTGGCCGTCCTTGCCGGAGATCTGCGCCTGGTAGTTGATGCGCACGAAGTCCTCGGCGTCCTGCGTGGTTTTGATCCGGATGATCCGATCGGTGTCATAGACATTCGGAATCATGTCGACGAGAATGCGGCCGACGTGCTCGACCGCCTTGGCGAGCGCGTCGTGCCACTCGAAAGTTCCGACGTCCCCCTCCCTCTGGCGCAACATGATCGCTCGGCCGCTGGTCTCGTTTGACCTCGCGCCGAGCGAGGCGTCGAACAGCCCAATGGTGTTCTTGATGTCGTCATTCGCCTGCAGCGCCTGCGCGATCTCGGCGGCCGGATTGTTGGCCGACTGCACCCGCTGCGGCGGCGGCACACCTTCGCGGTAACGATACTTGAGCAGCGTACGCGGCCCCTCGCTGGCGGCCGTGTAATCGGCCTCAAAGCCAGACACTGACGTCGCATCGGCCAGCCACGGTGCCTTAGGGGCGAGCGCTACGACCTCAGTCGCGGCGGAGCGCCAGTAGTTATACATGCGCTGCGCATCGCGCGCGTGGCGGTGTAGCGACTCGTAGCGCACCCGTCCGTCGACGATGATCTCCGGGCCGAGCACAGGCGCCAGCGGGATATAGCCGCCATCCCAGGGGTACGGCCCCTCGAGCAGCCGACCACCGTCGATCAGCGACCACGACACCTTGCGACAATACCCGGTTTTTTCGCGATGCACAGCGATTCGCTGCGCGAGGAGATCCTCGCGCACGGCCATGAACTCGTGGAGCCGCATGACGGCGCCGTTGGTGAGCTGCACATAACGCTGGGCTTCAGTATCGACCCGGAAATATTCGGCGACGCGCACCGTATCGCCGCTCGCCCAGAATGAGCGGGACTGCGCCGGTAGCGAGTCGATGTCTGAGATGGCCCTGAATCGCCGCTCGGCCGCACGCCTCGGGAGATCGACGAAAATGAAGGCGTAGCCGGCGGCCGAGAAGTCCGGCTCATTGTCCATCATGCCGGTCGGATCGACCATGACGGAGCATGGATTACGTACCGCCTGGATGACCAGCTCCTGCTCGAAGCCGTCCGGGCGCGCGTAGCGCTTGATGACGCGTAGCCAACCGAAACCACCGCGCACGCAATGCTCGAGCGCCTTGTCGTAGGCTCGCTCCGCTTTGGAGAGCGCCTGAATGTTGCGGATGATCCCTTCCATGATCTCCGCGTAGGTGTAGTCGCGTGTGCCGGCCAAATTGGGCAGCGCAGCCGGGGCGATATTGCCCTCGATCGGCCGCACCTTGATGTTCAGCCGGTTCTGTTTGCCGTCGCCGAGGACCTGGCGCTCGAACTTCGGCAGTTGATTGATCGTGAGCATGACGCGCTCGGCGCCGAGAGCCGACCGCACGTCGTCTGGCCACTGGGCATCTCCCGCGCGGAACTTGACGTCTCGCTCGGCGTCGGCGTAGAGCGACGACCAGACTGACTCGGCCTCGCGCGCCTGTTCGCGCGCCTCGACGACCAGTTCGGCGTGCTGGTCGCGCTCGTCCAGGGTGTCCCCGCCGCGATCGGCCTCGCTCAGTACTGCATCCATGCGCCCTCGCCTGCCGCCCTCGAGCGGCGTTGACTATCCGGCTGTGGCTCGCCCTGCCAGATCATCACGTCGTCCTTGGTGGCCACCAGATACCGCAGGCAGTCCATCAGGTGATCGTTTTCCTTGACGACGGCGCCACGCTCGTCGCGCCGGTACAAACGGAACTCGGCCGCGGTCTGCACGAGCGAGCGAAAGAGCTTGAGCCGGCCGGTGCTCAACCGCTCCCACACCGTGAAAAGCCCGGCCTCGACGGCGTTCTTGGCTGGCACCAGGCGCAGACCGAGCTCCTCGTAGTCGGCGATGAGCTGCTTACCGTCGCGCTGGCTGCGGCCCCTCGCGGCCGGATCAATCGCCCCGATGAGCTCCGCGCCAGCCGCCTTGATCGCCGCGGCATGTATCGCCGGCTCCGCCTGCCCGCGCCGATATTCGCGATAGGCGTAAATGACATCGCCGTCACGGTCCCACGCGCCGCAGAGCTGCGCCGTGGCCTTCCAGCCGACGTCCATGCCGTAGCCTCGCGGCCAGTGCCGCGGGAGCGGGAAATCATCGACCACCACGTCATCCAGCGCGATCGGATAGATCGCCCCGGAGCCGAGCGATGGGATGCCCCTTGACCTGGCCTCGCGCAGATGCGGTGGCGTGGCCGCCAGCAGGCGCTGGCGCTCGGCCTGCGTGAGATGCGGCACATCGTCCCAGCCCGCCATCGTCACGGCTTTGCTCATGGCGTCAACCCGTCAGGCAGGAAATACAGCACGGTCTCGCTCATCCCCTGCAGCGGCGTGAAGGTGGCGAGAATCATGCCGCCGCGCTCGCCCGGCCTGGTCGCGGCCGTGCGAATGACGCATTCGCTGTAAATGTCGAGCGGCGGCTCCTCGTCGAGCCAGATGACGTCGCGCTCTGTGCCTTCAAAGGATCGACGTCCCTGATCGTAGCTCTTGAACTTGAGCATCGAATCGCTGCCTGACACATGGCGAACCATAACCGTGTCAATCGCATCGGCCACGCCAGCCTTCGGCCGCATCCGCCCGACGCACGCGCCCGGAATAAGCCCTGTGCCAATGTCGTCCGTCGGACCGAGCAGCTTCGCCTGAACGATGTCACGCACCGTCTCGCTCGTCGCCCCAGCCGCCCACGCATGAATCGGCCGACTGAACCGGTAGCCTGGCCACCAGTCCGGGTACAGACCGGTGAGATGCAGCGTGAGCTCAAACCCGCCGGCCCCCTCGGTCTTGCCGACGCGGTTGGCAGCGAGGAAGAGACGTTCATGGTGTTCGCGCCCGTTCTTGAAAAACTCCATGTGTTTCGGGTAGAGCTCGCGACGCAGCGGTCCCGAGTCGGGGTAGTACGTCCAGAGCTTGCGCAGGCGACCACGGCGATTGCGCTCAGTGAGTAGCCGTAACAGATCCCGCTTGGCGCTGGAGCTCGGCGATGCGGCGGTCAAGTTCATCGTCTGCCAATTTGTCAAGATCGCGGAGGTTGACGTTGTCGGTAAACATCGCGAGATGTCGGCCGATCAGTTCCAGCGCGCGGGCAGCGCCCGCCGCGTCAAACTTCCATTCGCCGGTGGGCTTGCCGAAGCGCTCGCGCGCCGGTTCGGCCTGCATACATCGCTCTACGATGGCCCGCAGGCGTTCCAGTACCCATTCCGCGTTCAGCTCGGCGTCTTCACGCCGGCTGACCTGGCGCTCAGCGATGGCTGCCCGCACTAGCGGCCTGCCCTTTAGCCGAGCCGCCGCTACGTCGGCCCGGACGGGACCGTAGCCGGCCTCTCTCGCCGCCTGCGTCCCGTTGAGGCTGACCACGTACAGATCGACGAATCGTCGCTGTTTTTCGGTCAGCTTGTGGTAAGCGCTCATCGTCAGTTCATCGCCAGTGTAGAGCAGGTCATCGTGCCGATCACGGTGCCGTCCGGGCCGATGAGCTTCGCGCGCCCGTACGGTGTGCCATCGGCAATGGTCCAGTCCCAGGGGCCAGCGACGAGCTGCGGGTAGTCAAGGAAGTCGGTGAACGTCTGCCGACTGCACACCAGACGGCGAACGTGGCGCTCGCGCAGCTTCGCGTAAATCTCCGAGACGTACCCATTACACTGCTCGTTCATACATTTCGTTGTCGTTCATGCATCCAGTACGTACAGTATCGGCGGGATCGCTTTGACGCCCGCCGACCAGAGCGCGCGGGCGCGCTCACACGCCTGCTTGATCTCGTCGAGACGTCTGGTGGTGGAGAACTCGGTCATGAACACGCCCTGCCGAACCTGGTCGTTCGCGACCCCGAAGCCACTGCCAGGCGCCGTACTAGCGATCGCACCTGACCATAGGTAATTCGACCAAACCCATCCCACCGCCGGGTTGCCGTTGTGATAGCCCTGATGCCACAGCAGCGTGTTTCTGTCCCAATACCAAACGTGTGTCTTGATCGCACCGACCTGGTCGTAATAGGCCGCTGGCGGCGGCAGAATCACTGGCGCACCGCTCGAGAGCTGCGCCTCAAAACCTCCATCACCGAAGCTAATATGCCACCCGTATTCGGCTAGCAAATCCATCCACCAAAATCCCACTTGGCCGGGAGCAAGCTGCACTGTCTGGTTGACGAGGAGATAGCTCTTGGCCTGGAAGTTGACCGGCCAGGCGTAGCTGACATCCGCATCGTCACCGACTAGGTCGTAACCATACAGTCGTCTGGCCGGCGGATGAGTCAACTCATAGGCTGCGCCTGGCGCGGCGATGACGGTGCGGCCGGCGTAGCTGCTGGCCTCGCTCACCATCGACCACGCTGGTGATCCGCTCACCAGCAGGTCGATGGTCTGATCGTAGTACCCGAGCGGCCCTCCGATGACCGCTCGTTGGGTGCTATAGGCGACGCCCTGGGCCGGCATATCACCTGCATCGAACGGCCAGTAGTAGGCGGTCCGGCCTTGCCTGATACCCTTACGCTGATAGTCGGGCGAGGCCAGCGACCGAAACACTTTAAGCGTCGGCACCTGCTGGGCGGAGTAGAACGTCGTGTCTGTATCTGTGGCGGCTGGGCCCTGAGGCTCGAGCACCAGCACCACCGCGTTCCCCGTGCCGCCCGGCAATGCCGCCAGTTCGTTGATGACGTCCGTCACGTCGGCGCGGTAGTAACCGGTCGATCCGATCTCGCCTATCATCCGCCCGTAGGCCGTCGTCCAGCCAGGCGAGCCATAGGTGCTCGACGGATGAGTCGCAATCGACCCGCTCCCTGGCTGCTCTGGACTGGTCTGTTTGACCGCGCGAATCCGCCACGATGGCGCCGTCGCCGCCTGGAACGATGCGATGCTCACCTTGAACTCTGCATAATGCACCGGCGCCTCGATCGGCCAGTCGACGGGGCAGTAGACCCACGTCAGATTATCGTTGCCACTGACTGACCCGTGCCCGGCGTCACCAGCCGTCAGCGTCGTGCTGCCCGGCGGCCAGTCGACGGGGAAATCGCCGACCCCGGTCTCCCGACCGAACGCTGTGGCGGCGTAGTTCGTCGGCGTGAGCGTGCTCGGGCCGATCCATCGGCCACCTTGCGATATCCCCAGCCCGATCGAGACTCCAGGCGCCATCACTTACGACCCCACACGCTAATCAGAGCGCATAGGTAATACACCAAATGGTTTGGAGCCCCTTGCTGAGACTATCGGCCTCCCACGAACCATTGCTGGCGACTGCGTCGGGCGACGTGACAGCCTTGGCGAGATTGAACGTCATCTTTCCGTCCGTCCCCACCAATACCGAGCCCAGCCTCCCGGTCACGCCACTGCTGACAAGGCCGCTGCAGACGACTCGTCGCGCGACGCTGGGCCGAATGGCGGCCGGCATCACGCCTGGGTTCAGCTCAAAGCTGGTGGCTGTCGAGGACTTCGTCGGAGAAGGCGCAGCGCCCAAATACATCGTCACCATCACGCCCACGCGCACGTAGTTGAAAGTCAATAGCAAGCCATCGCCCGCGGGAAACCCTTGCCAATTGCTGTCTGGACCTGCGGAAGGCGAAAAACTGCCTGTTTCATAGTCGACCGTGCCGGATGGCGTAGCCCACGTACCGTCACCGCGCAAATATGTCGCGCTGTTCGCCGTGCCCGTAGCGAGCTGGGCTTTACTCACCAGCGCGCTCGAGTCGAGGCCGGCGTAACCGTTGGGCGCGCCCTTCTCGGCCGCAGCCTGGAAGGTCGCGGATGACTGAGTCGCTGCGCTGCCGAGGCCCAGCGTGGTGCGCTGCGCGGAGGCATCGGCATCGTCGAGCAGCGCGCGCCCGGCCGCGGTGCACACGAGCTCCTCGACATCGCCAGCCCCTGACGACTGTCGACCGAGAATACGGTCGGTGGCCGAGACGTTCTGCAGCTTGGCGTATGTGACTGCGTCGTCGTTGATCTTTGCGGTCAATACGGCACCATCAGCCAGGGTTGCCTGTCCGACGGTGGCGTTGACCCACTGCGATCCGTTGTAGATCAGCGCTGACCCGGACGCTGGTGTGGTGATCGTGACATCTGTCAGCCCATCGAGGCTCAGTGAGCTACCCGGCGGCGGTGCCCACGAACCATCAGCTCGCAGATAGTTCGACGTCCCTCCACCTGAGGCTGGCACGGTCCCGGCAACGGACGCCGAGAAATTGGCGATGTTGGTGCGCAACCATGCCGCGACCGCGGAGAGCCTCGCTTTGAATCCCGACCCGGTACCGCCGTCCTCGTCCTGGCCGACGATCCAGTCGGTCGCCTGCAAGGTCGTCTCGTCACGAGTAGTCACTGCGTCTTTGATCTGCCTTCCCATGCGCTTCTCCGCTGCCGCTAGGCGAGCTCAATCTCCTCACCGTCATCCCATTCGAGCGCGACCCCATCCTCCCACTCGAGATAGTAAGGCCCGGTGAAAAACTCACCCGTGGCCTCGTTGCCGGCGACCACGGTCAGCTCGATCACCGCCTGGCGTGTCTCGCCGTCCTCGGTCGTAATCGTGTTCGTGAGCAGGTAGGTGCAGTCGGGCGAGCCGCCTGACACCAGTACAGTCGTCACGCTGCCGACCACGCTCGGCGATGCAATCGTGAGCTGGTCGCTGCCCGTCCACGACGAAAGATCCAGGGCATCCCCACCGCGCAGCATCCGCGACCAGTCGAACCCGATTCTGCGCGTCTCGCGCTGCGTCACGGTGCGGCGGTAGGCCATCACGCCCGGCCGCACAATCGAAGCCGCCGCAGCGACGCTCATACGACATACCCGAGCGCTGCGCCCACACGCTCGAGCTCTCGCAATTGGGTGCGTATGGACTTAAGCCTGACGCGAAACCTGATCGCTCCCTTCGCCTTCCAGAACTTTAGCCGGCGCCGACAGGCATCACTGCACGCTTTGGGCGCTCGCCGTGCGGACAGAAATTGCTGCTCGCAGACCGGGCAGGCTGCCGGGTATCGCACCTTCGCTTGCGCGAGGTGACCAGCGGGCCGGCCGCATGAGGTCCCTCTGTCAGCGTCCATGCGCCACTCAGCCACAAACCCGTGCCAGCTTCACATCGCGCGTCATCGCCGGCGCCCTCTTACCCTCATCGTCCGCCCAAAGCCACCAGCGGTCACACTGGTCCGTGGTCTCGTACACTGGACCCGCCGCCACCCTGACCGGCGCCGCCCATGATCGTGTCCGCAACATCGCGCTGCCGAGTGATCGGAGCTGCTTTTCCTGCTCTGCGCTGAGCGCCAGGTAGTACGTCGTGGTGCCAAGGGTCTCGAGGCTCTTGCAGCCGAAGTACAGCCGCGACATTCGCTGGCGCGTCCCCTGCGCCGGCTCGACGCGCATCACCGCGCGGAACTCATCGCCAGGCTGGCAGTAGAGCGCCACGAACTCGAGCACGAAAGGATTCTCACGGGGCAGCGAATCGGACTTCACGCCCTTGGCGATCGACAAGCCGATCACAAACACACCCAGCATCAGCGCATATAGCCGAGTCATCGTCATCCGTGATTCCTGCGACCAGCATCCCGCCTCCCGCGCGGATTGTGCCGCAGTCTGTGCCTGCGGACACCTAACCCAGCGGGACTCGCGCGTTTGCAGCGATCGTCGCCCAGGTCGATCCAACACTGCGCCCCGAATCCGTCCATCGCCTGTTCGAGCATCAGGATCGCCTGCGCGCGCCGCCGCACACCCTCGCCCGCGGTGCAGATATTGCGATGATTGCCGCCGCGCACGTGCCAGTGCCAGTCGCCGCAGTCGTCGCGCCAGAGCTCGCCGTAGCGCCCAGCGCGCTTGCGCATCACGCCAGCACCCGCGCGAGCTGAGCCATGTCGATATGGCCAGTCGCGTAGCGCAGCACGCGCCAGCCGGCCTCAGCGGCGGCGTTGAGTTTCTCCATGTCGGCCAGGTAGCCGCCAGCGCGATTGTGCCGGCCGCCGATCCACACGCCGCCGTCAATCTCCACAGCGACCAGCCGCTCCGGCCACGCCCAATCGAATCGCCACCGCCGCGCGGCGTGGAACCGAAACTCAGCCACTGGCTCCGGCAGGTCGAGGGCGCGGCACTGCCGATCGAGCGGGATCAGGATGCGCCGCGCCGCGCTCATGCCGCCGCCCCTTCGGTTTCCCTGCCCGCATCGGCCATCGCATCGCGCAACAGTCGCGGGCCTGCGCCGAGTCGCGGCCTGCTCGGCGGCCCTGCGATCGCTGGCACCGCCGCACGCGTGGCCTCAGCCTCGGCGAGCTGGTCGTAGATCGCCATGAACCTATCTCGCGTAAAGTGCTGCGATTTGCTCGGCTCCATAGCGAGCTGCTCATAGCCGCCGACGATCCGCACGACGCGATCCGTCAGCGGATCCACGCTGGCCGTGCCATTGCGCCAGCTCTTGCAGGCGGCGATCGCGCGCTCCCAGGCCTCGCCCGCGGTCATGGCGGAGGCCTTGCGCAGCTCGTGCCAGTCCGCCGGTCGCGGCATGAAGGTCGAGGTCGCCATGAGTCGACCAGCGCCGGCCTCGAAGTCGTCCAGCGTCCAATCGCGCAGCGCCAGCCAGTAGGCGTCGAGCAGCGTCGGGGAGAGCTCGCGCTGGTAGAGCTCAGCCATCCCGGTCAGCACGGAGCGGAAGCGCTCGTAGTCGCCCGGGTTCACGATGCAGCCTTCCGCAGCTCGGGCGGGCGCCAATCCTGCACCGACGCGACGTTGCGCCGGGTGAGCGCCGACTGCTCACCTCGCGGCGGCTGCTCAGCAAAGCGCAGGCCCGCATCGACGTGGGCCGCGTCGCGCAGCAGCAGCCCGATGTCGTCGTAGACCGTGGCGCGGTCGTTCTGGCCGCTGTGGTGCGGCGAATTGCGATAGCCGCTGATCGCTCGGCAAAGGTCATCGGCCGAGTAGTCGCGCAGGCGCAGTCGGATGAGCTTGCGGCGTTTCTCGTCGAGCACGGCCCGCGGGTGCTGCCAGGTCGTTCGCCAGTGCGCGAACACGCGCTGCACGTCGTCCTGATCGGTGCCGAGGCCTGCGGCGAACTCCCGCTCGGCGACGGGCGCCTCGATGCCGTGCGATGCCCTCGTTTCCCGTGGAACCACGCTCGCGGTCGGCGTAGCCGACGTTGCGCCCCTAGGGGGGGTGGAGGGGGTATCCGAGCGTAGCGAGGATATAGGTCCCTGTCCCTCTCTATGTCCCTCTCCCTGTCCCTCTCCCTGTCCCTCTCTGCCGTTCCGTCCCAATGGGTGTGCCGTCTCTGTCCCCGTCTCTGTCCCCGTCTCTGTCCCCGTCTCTGTCCCTCTAGCTGTCCTTGTCTCAGGCATGTCTCTGTCTCGCTCTCGCACCGCCCGGTATTTCGCTTTTCGTTCGCGCTCTTTGACGCGCCTGGCCCACGCCTCGGCCGCGAGCCCGCACAAATAACGGTGATACAGTCGGCCGTCTGAGCACATCACGAATCCGTGCAGCGCCTGCTCACGCAGCTTCCTCCAGCCCCTCACGTCGCGCCCGAGATCTGCCAGCCGGCACAGTGCCGCGTCATCGTTCGGCAATGATCCGGCCGGCACCTGATTCCACGCTGCCCACCACAGTGTCAGGCCGGCGCGCCAGGCCGCATCGGATGCAATCGCGTTGAACTCCGAGCCGAACAGGTGATGTCCGTACAACGGCATGAATCCGTACCCCCGGAGATCGACATGCGCAGGCAACAGCGGATCCGGCAGTGTCACAGCAGCCTCCCTGCTCCGGCTCGCTCGGCCCGGGTGACCGTCACGTTGGCAGAGCCGGAGGCTTTCGCTGGACGTCGCATCGTGATCGGATCATCGGGACTGCGGCCTGGCAGCGGCTCGCGCCCGGGCCGGCCGAGCAGCCTCAGCAGCAGCCGCCCCAGCCGCGATGCGGCGAGCCTCGGTTGCAACATTCCCCTGGCTGTCGTCACCAGCACTTCCGCCCTTCTCCTACTGCGCACGAGCCGCGCCGCTTATGTCCAGCGCCGCTTGCAACACCCTGCCGCTCGGCGTAATCCGGGTGGCAGAACAACAAATCAGGCCGCGCGAGCGCGCTTGCGCCCGCCGAGCGACTGACGGCACTCGTGCAGTTCGGCCAGCCGCTCCATGCCCGGATCTAGGATTTCGCCGCGACGAAATTTGGACAGCCACGACCGACTGATGCCCGTTGCGTCGATGACGGCCTGCAACGACACGCCGCACAGCCATTGCCGCAAATGCTCACGTTCAGAAACGAGATCCATGTTGACCATGATAGGGCAATGAATTGCCCATTTGCAAGTTTGGACCCGCCAATCGTCGGGCAACTTATCCCACGCGCAGCGGCCTAGCCTGACTCCATGCGTCGCCCTCGCCCGTTAACCCGTAACACAGTGGCCAAGAATCTGGCCGCTCTCATGCGGCTGTCCAACCGAATGACAAGTCGTGAACTCGAGGAGAGGAGCGGCGTAAGTCATCGCCAGATCCGCAACATTTTGAACGGTGCTAGCGCTCCCACCACAGAAACCGTGGATGCGTTGGCCAAGGCATTCGGCCTGCAGGGGTGGCATTTGCTGTTACCAAATCTGCCCGACGATCTCGCCAACGGTCACGCTCTGGCGCAGTTGGTCGATGGATTCATCAATAGCGATGTCGACGGGCGGGAACTCACGCTGCGAATGCTCAAGCGGAAGGCATCATGAAACTGTTGCGCTGGCTAGTTCTGCTCCCATGCGCGATATTGGGTGGTTGGCTCGCCTACCTGGTTATGGTGGGCATCCAGCGGGCTTCGGCCTACTTTGCCTTTCAGTCCCCGGACTCTCTCGTGAATAGTTGGTTCATCGAATCTGTTGGCACCGGCGCTGCCGGCGCCGCCTTCGTCTGGTTTGGTATGAAGGTCGCTCCCGTTAAGCTGCCACAAGTCGCCTACGGGCTCGCCGTGTCCGCTGTGTTCATCGCTGGCGCTCTGGCGTTGCCGATTGCGGTGCAACGCGACTGGCGCGCCATGTGGTTTCTCCTGTGCGGCCTCGTCGGAGTGGCCTCAATAATCCCGTCTCAGACGCGCCCTCGCCGATAAGCAAGACCCCTTCTGGGTGATTTATTGCTCAGGATGGGCAATGCATTGCTTGACACTCACGCACCAAATGGGCAATATACTGCCCATCCCCGGCACCCGCCGGGCGAGGAGAGGGACGATGGACCAGCACACTCCGGGACCGTGGAGCGATCCGTGCACCTACGGCGCCAGTCGGTTCGAGGTGCATGGCACCGGGTCGCCGCCCGCGCATCGACGCATCGCCGTCGCCGACACGCTGGCTGACGCGCGCCTGATTGCCGCCGCGCCCGAGCTGTTGGCGGCGCTGCGTGGAATGCTCGCCTACTACACCGGCGGCGCACTGAATCACCCGGTACACCACGCCGCTGTGGCCGCCATCGCCCGCGCCGAGGGCCGGCCGTGAACCTGCCCGTCACCGATCCGCAGGACGCCGAGGACGTGACCGAGCGCGAGATCCAGCGCCGGGCCGCCGAGCTGGCCGTCGATGCCTGCAACCGCGACTGGCTCGACGCGCTGCGCGATGGCCTCGCCCGGTATTGCGATCCCGGCCCCAACTATCCGCGCGAGAACAGTCTTGAGCGCTGGAAGGCGATGCGCCTGCACCATCTGCGCGAGGCCGTCTATGCCAGCGACGCGGCCGAGGTGCTGGAAATCATCAGCCTGGCGCTCGCCGAGGAATGGCGGGCGCGGGCCGAGGAGGATTTATGCGGCTGAGCGACGACGGCCACGCCTCAAGGGCCTATCTCGAGGGCTTCCTGACCGCGACCGTGCTGTGTGCAGTCACGGTACTGGCGTTCATCGTGTTGACCGGAGGATTCTGATATGACCGCACAAACCGTCATAACGGCCGACGAGGCGCCCGCGATCGCGCCACCGGCGGCTGGCGAAATCGTGCGCACCACACCCGTCGTCACGCCGATGCAGATGCTGCAGGTGGCGATGGAGCGCGGTGCCGATCTCGACCGCCTGCAGCAGTTGATGGACCTGCAGCAGAGGTGGGAGGCGACCGAGGCGCGCAAGGCATACGTCGCGGCGATGGCCGTTTTCAAGGCGGACCCGCCGGAAATTCTGAAGGCCAAGCGCGTGCGATTCGAGACCTCGAAGGGCATGACGGAGTACGACCATGCGACGCTCGCCGATGTTTGCGCGGCCGCGACCAAAGGGCTCGCCAAGGTCGGCATCAGCCACCGATGGGACGTGACGCAGGACGGCGGCGCGATCACGGTGACCTGCGTGCTGACCCACCAGCAAGGCCACAATGAGTCGGTCAGCATGACCAGCCCGCCCGATCAGTCCGGCGGGAAGAACAGCATTCAGGCGATCGCCTCCGCGGTCACCTACCTGCAGCGCTACACGCTGCTCGCCGCCACCGGCCTCGCCGCGAAGGACATGGACGACGACGGCCAGGGTGCCGGCGCGCCTGCCGCGACCATCACCGCCGAGCAGGCCGCCGATCTTGAGGCGCTGGCCGGCGAAGTTGGCGCGAATCAGGCGCGGTTCCTCGCGTGGATCGGCGCGCCGTCGTTCGCCGAGATCCCCGCCGACCGCTACCGCAAGGCGCTGGCGGGCCTTGAGGCCAAGAGGAGCAAGTGAGCATGGACCTGCAGATCATCGACTGCGAACAGGGCTCGGAGCTGTGGTATCGCGCCCGGGCTGGCATTCCGACCGCAAGCATGTTCGACGCTGTCATGGCGAAGGGTCGCGGTGGCGGTGAAAGCAAGGCGCGCCGGACCTACATGCTCAAGCTGATCGGCGAGCGACTGACCGGCCAGCCCATGGAGAGCTTCAGCAACGATCACACCGAGCGCGGCAAGGCGATGGAGGACGAGGCCCGCCAGCTCTATGCGCTGGTGCGCGAGGTCGAGCCGCAGCCGGTCGGGTTCATGCGCCGGGGCGACGCCGGGGCAAGCCCGGACTCTCTGATCGGTCACGACGGGCTGCTGGAAATCAAGACGAAGCTGCCGCACCTGCAGCTCGACTGCATCCTCGCCAACCGCCTGCCGCCCGAGCATATCGCCCAGGTGCAGGGTCAGCTCTGGATTTCCGGGCGGTCTTGGTGCGATTTCATCAGCTATTGGCCGGGACTGCCGTTGTTTCGCACGCGCGTTGAGCGCGATGAAGCCTACATCGCGAGCATTAAGGTCGCGGTCGATGATTTCCTCGATGAACTGGCGGCCACAGTCGCCAAGATCAACGCCTACGGGAGGGCGGCATGAGCACCGAGATCGAACAGGTTTCCCAAGCCCTCGCCGGATTCGACGCCGTCTCGGCTGGCATCGCCGAACTGCGGACCCGGTACGCCGGCGTCGTCTACGACGTGACGACACCGGACGGGATGGCCGACGCGAAGGCCGCTCGCCAGGCGGTGCGCGAGCCGCGCTACGAGGTCGAGCGCATCTGCAAGGCCGCCAAGGCGCCGATCATCGCACTCGGTAAGAAGCTCGATGCCGACGCGGCCAGGATCACGGCCGAGATCGAGAAGATCGAGGCGCCGATCGACAGGCAGATCAAGGCCGAGGAGGCGCGCAAGGAAGCCGAGCGGCAGGCCAAGATCGCGGCCGAGGAACGGCGGGTGCGCGACATCCAGACGCGAGTCGCCGAGCTGCGCGGCAATCAGATGCTGACGCCGGCCAGCGGGTCGGCGCTGATCGCTCAGCACATCACGGACCTTGAGACGATCGCCGTTGACGAGTCGTTCGAGGAATTCCGCGAGCAGGCTGCGGACGCCAAGGCTGGCGGATTGGCGCGCCTCCGTGAACTGCACGGGGCCGCCCTCGCGCATGAGGCCGAGCAGGTACGGCTTGCCGCGGAGCGGGCGGAACTGGCACGGCTGCGGGCCGAGCAGGAGGCGCGGGATCGTGCCGAGCGCGAACGCATCGCCGCCGAGCGGCGCGAGCAAGAGGCCGCAGCGGCCGCGGAGGCCGAACGACTGGCTGCAGAGCGAGCCGAGCTTGAGCGCCAGCGGGCGGCGATGGATTCAACGGCGAAGTTCGTCGTGGAGGCAACGCCAGGCGGTGCGGCGATGGCCGTGCCGCCTGGCCGAGCCATCAGCGACAACCGCCCGAGCGACGCCGAGATTGTCGAGGCGCTCGCGCTGCACTTCCGGGTGCATGAGGTCAAGGTGATCGAATGGCTTGCCGCAATGGATCTGGAAGCCGCCTTCGCTGACGCAGCGCGTGACGTATGGTTCGCCATGTGTCAGGCAGCGATTCGATGCTCAAGTTCAGATGCGCCGGGTAAAGATCGGCGACGTAGTCAGAGTCGCTGTGCAACGCCCGCGCAGCCACAAGAACCTGCGCCGCTGGTGGGCGCTCTGCAACCTGATCACGCAGAACAGCGACACGATCAAGGGACCGGAACAGGCGCATGACCTGCTGAAGATCCTCGCCGGTCACTGCACGCACATCGTCAGCCAGTCCACCGGCGAGGTCTATCAGATCGCCGACAGCATCAGCTTTGGGCGGCTGAGTGAGGACGAGTTCCAGGAGTCTGGCGCAGAGCGGTGCGCGCCGTGACGGAGCACGTTCTTCCGGGCGTCACCGACGAGGAGCTCGAGCGCGAGATTCTGCAAATCATCGGGGCCGCCAGCTACCGCTAAACGAAAGGACACCAGTGCGCGGAGTCAACAAAGTCATTCTGATCGGCCACCTTGGCCAAGACCCCGACGTGAAATTCATGCCGAGCGGCACGGCGGTCGCCAATCTCAGCCTCGCGACCGACGAGTCCTACAAGGACAAGAACACCGGCAACAAGGTCGAAAAAACCGAGTGGCACCGGCTCGCGATGTTCGGGAAGCTCGCCGAGATCGCTGGCGAGTATCTGAAAAAGGGAGCGCCGGTCTACATCGAGGGCTCGCTGCGCACGCGCAAGTATCAGGCGAAGGACGGCAGTGACCGCTACAGCACCGAGATCGTCGTCGCCGAGCTGCGGATGCTCGGCGGTAAACCCGGCGAGCAGGCGAGCGCGCGCCAGTCGCCGAGCTCAAGCAGGCCGGCCGGCAAGCCTAAGCGCGAGCCCGGCCGGGACGACGAACCGCTGGACGACGACATCCCATTCTGATCGAGGACCACGCATGACCATCCACCTAACCAACATCATCACGCTCAGCAAGTCGCTCGCGATCAAGCGTGAGAAGGACGAGGACTCCGAGATCACCCGCGCGCAACTGAGGTTCACCGACCTGTTCGTGTCGCGCGAGCAGGTCAACGCGCTGTGCGGCATGCGCGCGGGCTGGTGCGAGACCAGCTTTTTCGACGAGCTGGGCGCGCCGTTCGGCGGCTGGTCGCTCGCGCTGACTGACGGCGAGTGGACGCTCGCCGGCGCCATCGAGGGGCCGGGCGAGGACAGCCTGCGCGTGACTGAGGCGACGCTCTCTGACGTCGAGCTGACGTTCACCACGCTCGGCGCAGTCGCCTCGGGCGAAATCACATGGACCGTGCGCGGTGATGAGGTCGGCGACGCCGAGCCGTTGCTCGGTCGCGAGTGTCGCGCCGACTGGCGACTGACCGACGGCGGGCAGCGGGACATGCTGCGGGAGCGGGCGGCGTGAGCGACACCGAAACGCTCACCCGCGCCGCCGAACTGCTCGAAGAACTGGCCCGGGACATCTACGACTGCAACACCTTCGAGGACCAGTGGATCAAAGGCACGGCCAGCGAGCGAGGCGAATACGAGGAACTGATCGAAGTCGCCGACACGCTGCGCAGGATGGCTGTGCGATGATCTACTGGCGCAATCTGTACCTGTGGCTCACCGGCTTCGGCCGCTTCGACCGCATCCGGTTCAAGCCGGGTTGGTCGAACGACTGGCGCTGGAAATGTCTGTACGCCATCGACTACGGCGCCGCCGTGATCCTGCTCGGCATCGGCGTGCAGCCGGTGTCGCGATGGGCATACGAGCGACGCGGCGACCAGCCTTGGCGCTGGCTGAACGCGCGCCTTGACGCGCTCGATGAGGGGCACGGCGAGAACAGCGGCGGGCTGCTGTGGGGATCGCAGCCGTGCGAGCGGACAGTGCGCTACGGCGTGATGGCGGC